ATGGTGTACCCTATTCTAAAACGACAGTTTGGGTATTTTGATCTCAAAAAAGACTGTATTAAGGTGCGTGTCTTGTGAGATTTTAGAAAGTCGCCTTCCATGGTTATGCTCCTTTGATTTGATGGTTAATGATGGGGAATTTAAAGGGGCTATAGGGATTGTATTCTGGCGAGAGGTAAGACGTTTCGGCGTGTTCTTTACCCCATTTGTTGGTTAGGCATGGGCTATTCAGTTTCTGTTGCTCTAGCAGAATACGGGCGGCGAAGGCTTGTAGTTTTGCGCGTTCGTCGGTTTGTCCAAAGATATCATGGATGAGATTGTCAATCATTTGGTAGGTAAGGATGTTATTTTGGTTCATTGGATTGGTCCTTTTGTTTGATAAGATGCTTGATAAGCAGTTCCATAGATTTGGGGATGGGGTATTCGCCGGATTCATAGGATCGGATCGTGCGAACGCATTTCCCCACAAGAGCGCATAGTCTTGTTTGACTGACACCCAAGTGTAGTCTTGCTTGTTTAAATTGCTCGGGTGTCATTTGTGGTGGTTCCTTTGGGTCGTTGGTTCATAGTCGGGATCGAGAAAAAAGTCGGTGTAGGCCTTATAGAGGCCCGATAAAAAGACGGGTTCCATTTCCTTTCTTTTATCGGGTTCTATGTAATACAAGTGGCTTTTTTGGTACACTTCTTTGGTTTCGTGTGGTAATTTAATGACATAGTTTATTCCGGTTTCATCACTAAAATGTATTGTAAATGAATTGTAAACAATACTAGGCAAGGTCCATGTCAAGTGAAATTCAAAACCCCAACTGATTTTAGGATAAAGCGGCTCCCCCGTGCGGCTATGATAATACAGCGGCAAAAGATTGCAGATCACGTCTAAGGTTTCACGCTCTGTTTCAAAAAGATTGCGCTTAAGTTGTGCCTCTAGTGCGTCAAGGCAATGGGTTTTTAAGGGGTTTTCGTCGGTCATGGTTGGCTTCCTTTTGTTGATGATAGATACACAATACGGCAATACTTGCAGGCTGTCAAGGAAGAAATTGCATCATTCAAACGGGGAAATATCCCAGTTGAGCGGCTTCTTTGATAATGCATTGTCCGTAATATTGGGCGGCCTGTCTGCTGACAAATTGCGACGATTCTCTTTTTGTGAACAGGATTTTGCCGTTTGATTTGACAAGGTATCCCAGCACGTATCCGCTGTTGCCTTTGGTGATTTTTAGGGTGATTTTGGGGTTCATGGTTTGGTTTCCTTTAAATAAAGTTTTCGGCAAGAAAACGCTCACCGGAGAGCGGGACGATTTGGGTTAAGCAGTTTATGTCTTCGACGTTCTCAAAGGTGGTGTTGTGGTCTTTGTTAAAGGCCTCAAGGTCATCATAAACGGCCCAGCTGTTTGCAAGGTCCACCACGTCAAAATTGAACGGCGTACCACCTGCCTCTTCGGATTGATCCCAGAGATATTCAGCAATCGCAACGCACGCCTCAAGGTCACAATCCCAAGGATAGAGACGGGATGAGAAAAGTTGCAAGGCGGCTTCGTATTGAGATGGTTGGGTGGTTTGGATAAACATGGTTTGGTTTCCTTTAGTAGGGGATTGGTTTGTTTGTTTCAGGTTTTGGTTTTGTAGATTTTTTGTGAAGGTCCACACGTTCAAAACGGTATTGGTTACGTTTAAAAACGATTCTGTGGCTTTCCACAGAGCTGTTGTCTTTTGTGCGAAGGATTTTATCGCCTTTGATAGCGTAAGCACAAACGGGAGAGCACCAGTGTGATGCAATCGCCTTTAAAAGGTGATCCGGTGTGGATCCTATAGCAAGCAATGTGATGGTTTTTGTTTTTAAAACTGTGGTGGACATGATTTGGTTTCCTTTGTTAGATTGTGTGTTGGTTTAGTGAGAGCCCCAGACGAAAAAGGCTAGGGCAATCACGGATAGGGTTTCAAGAAAAGACATAGTAATGGTTCCTTTTGTTGTGTGTGTTTAGACACAATACAACAAAGGGGTTAAAGAAAGGTTAGGATGGTGTTATCCAATACAGATTTCTTCGCCGTCTATTTCAAGGTCCATTGTTAGATCGTCTCTCCATTCGGAAAACTTTTTAATCATTTCAGCTTTGTCCTTTTTGGATAGGGCAACACAGTACGAATACTGGCGTAACTTGTTTTCTGGGCTTGGTTTTTTAAAAGATATTTGGCCTAAAACATAAACGTTTTCCGCGTTTTGTATGATTTCTAGGGCTTTTTTGATAGGGTAAGGTTTAAATCCTGTCATGGTCTTGGTTTCCTTTGTTGGTTACGCTTGTGTTGTTGTTGTTATATACAGATATACTGCAATTATTGCAGCTTGTCAAGGAAAAAATTGCATCTTTTTTTTAAAAGAGAAACAGAAAAGCACCACAAGGAAACAGACGTAAAAAGGTGTAGTTTTTATTTACTTGACAGTGTGATTTTTGTTTGTTACAAAGCCTCGTGCGCGTAAACTTAATAGCTCAATACCCTGATTGTTTGATAACCTTTAAGATATTCTTAAAACACATACGCCTAGGGGTCTTTAGGGGAGCGGCAGAGAGGCGTTAGCCTATCGGTGAGCATCCCCTATGAAACAAACCCAGCGTTAGCTGGTTCTTAAGGGGAAGTCTGTTCAAAATCTTTGAACGTCTTTTCTTGGGATGATGTGGGGGGATTAACCATCCCCCCTTTTGTTGGTTGTGATTAAGAATTTGCTAAAATGATCTTGTTTGATTCTTGGATTCTTTTTTCGTAAATCTCTATGTCAATAGGGTTGTTGGCTGTTGCCAGTTTATAGTGCAGAGATGGCAAGCCCGTTTTGCAAGCCTCAACCAATGCGGCTATATATTTTTTGTGCCTTTGTTCAGCTTTTATTTTGTTCTTGTGTGCTTTGTCTTCAAAAGCCTTTAAAACGTCAGAATACAAAGGATGGTCGGGGCATACCAATATGCTGTCAGAATCAAAGCAATCAGTCATCAAATCAGTGTCATTTTTAATCGTGAAAAATTCCTCAACTTCTTTGGAGAAGCGGCTAGTGAGATCTGATTTTTTGGATTGTTTGCAAATTTGTATTGATTCATTTTTAACGTCACGAAAATAACAACAGGCTTGGAGTTTCCCGCCGTTGATTTTAATTCCATTGTAAAAGAATTTGATTGTGTTGGTCATGGCTTGGTTTCCTTTGTTAAGTTGAACGCTTGTGTTGTTGTTATTAAGATCACAATACGGCAATTATTGCAGCATGTCAACAAGAAAATGCAAAAAAATGAAAAAAAAATAGGAAAAAAGAAAGGGCTTGATTTTGTGGGTTTTTGTTGTCATATATGAACAAAAGGGAGGATTTTATGGATAAAGATGATAAAAAGCCAAAGAAAAAGGCAGGACGTCCTAAAGGCTCAAAGGCTTTGACGCCGAAACAAGAGAAGTTTGTCAGAAACGTTGTTGCAGGGGTTCCACAAGTCGATGCTTATCGTGATGCTTACGATGTGAAGACAGATAATAAAAACTCACATCGAAGACGTGCTCATGAAGTTGCGCGTGGTAGCAATGTTTCGGCTATGATAGAAGAGCTAAAGGCAAGAGCTGAAAGAAACGTTGTGTGGACTCGCCAGATGGCCGTAGAGGCACTGTTAGAGGCAGCCGATATAGCTAGGTGCCAAAAACACTCACAAGGCATGACAGGGGCCTTAAAAGAGCTAAACGCGATGTATGGGTTCAATGAGGCTGTCAAGTTAAACATAGGTGGTCAAGGCGATAATCCTATATTGCTACAGAAAATAGAACGCATCATTGTCCATGACGACTCTGAAGATTAATACGCCTAAGTGGGCATTGCCGTTGCTAAAGCCAGCGCGTTACAAGGGGGCGCATGGTGGCAGGGGAAGTGGTAAATCACACTTCTTTGGGGAGATGCTTCTAGAGGAGCATCTTATGAATCCAGACACGTGCAGCGTTTGCGTTAGGGAGATTCAGCAGTCCTTAGATAAATCAGTGAAGCGTGACCTTGAAATTAAGATAGAGGAAATGGGCATTGCAGACCATTTTATCATCCAGCATAATGTAATTAAAAATAAATATGGCAAAGGCGAGATTGTTTTTCAGGGAATGCAAAGCCAGACGGCTGATAATATCAAGTCTTTGGCTGGGTTTGATCGCGCATGGGTGGAAGAGGCGCAATCGTTATCCCATCGAAGTTTAGAGTTGTTGCGGCCGACAATCCGAAAACCAGGATCAGAGTTGTGGTTTACGTGGAATCCAAACTTTAAAACGGATGCCGTGGATGCATTGTTAAGGTGTGAGAATCCTCCGCCTGATTCCATTGTGGTGCAGGTTAATTATATGGACAACCCATGGTTTCCACAGGTTTTGCGGGATGAAATGGAATACGACAGATCACGAAGCGTGGATAAGTACCGCCATGTATGGTTGGGCGGATACATTGAGCTAAGTGAGACAAGGGTCTTTAAGGATTGGACCATACAATCTTTTGAAACGGATCCGGATGCTGTGTTTCAGTTTGGTTGTGATTGGGGGTTTAGCACCGATCCCACGGTCCTGATCCGCTGTTACCTGAAAGAACGGACTTTATATATAGATCAAGAGTTGTATTTAAGTCATTGTGATACAATAGACTTGCCAAGAATGTTTCTTAGCATACCAGATAGCCAGCGATATGTGATTGTTGCGGATTGTTCAAGGCCTGAGACAATAAGTCACATGAGGAATCACGGATACCCTAAGATGATGCCTAGTTTGAAAGGAGCGAACAGTGTTGAGGAGGGAATCAATTTCCTTAAAGGTTACAACATTGTTGTTCATCCAAGATGCCCTGAGATAGCTAAAGAGCTTGCTTTTTATAGTTATGCAACGGATAAGGATAGTGGCAAGGTATTGCCTGATATAGCAAAACACCAAGAAGACCATGGTATTGATGCGCTTCGATATGCATGTGAAGGCTTTGGAAAAGTGGCATCACGTCGGATGCAATATGCAGCCCCTAGCAGAAGGATGATGGTTTAATGGCTAAGTTAAAAGATGATGATGTGATTGGTATTGTGCAGTCCTATTGGGGTGACATTGGGCAGTATAACACCGAATTGACTAGAGAGAGGACGTTAGGCCTTAAGTATTACAACCGTGATTTATTTGGCGGTGAGAAAGAGGGATGGAGTGAGTTTGTATCCTCTGACGTCTTTGATGCTGTGGAGTGGACGTTAGCAGAATGTATGGATATATACTTTAGCACGTCACCCATTGGATCGTTTGTGGCTGAGAACATGAACGATATACAGGCGGCGGAGCAAGAAACCAAGATGGTGAAAACCATTATTGAAGAGCAGAACAATGGGTTCTTGTTGTTCTATACGTGGCTAAAAGATGCTTTGATTCAAAAGAATGGGATTGTCAAAGTTTATTGGGACGATGTCGTCAACAAAGAGCGCGAAACGTACAAGATGCAATCGTTTCAGGCGTTCACCTCCTTGGTGAATGATAAAGACGTAGAGGTTAAGGCGGTCACGGCGTTTCTTGGTGAGCAAGAGTTATCTATGGATGAAATTCAGATCATGCCGCCTGAGATGGTGATGATGGCGCGGTTTGATGTGGATTGTGTCAGAAAGAGTGATGTGTCTCAGGTTCGTATTGAGTGCATACAACCTGAAAACTTTTATGTGGATAAGACGCATTCGAGTTTGAATCTTGATGATGTTATGTTTGTAGCTGAACGTGTGTTTGCACGTCGCTCTGATTTAGTGGCGGCTGGTTATAGTTTAGAGAAGATTGAGCGTGTGCCTAAGACAACGATTTTGTTTAATTCTGAGGAAGAACGGGCGAGAGATTCTGATCGTTTAAATTCGTTTCAGAATGTTGGTGCAGGCGATAAAAGCACGTTTACGGATCGCGTTGAGATTATGGAGACATACTTTCGGGCAGATGTTAAGAACAATGGGGATATGCGGTTATATCGTGCCATTGTTGGTGGAACATTTGGTTATGGACAAACTGGGAATGGTGTGACTGTGGTGTTGGAATGTGAGGAAACGGATTCGATTCCTTACTGTGCATTGTCACCGAACATTGTGCCTCACAGGTTTTGGGGTATTTCCAAGTATGACGAGATTGGGGATATTCAGCGGTATAAGAGTACGTTGTTGCGTGGTACGTTGAACAACATGCTGCAGCACAATGCGCCTGTGACGATTGTTCCTGATACGACGGGATTGGATACAAAGATGCTGGCGGATGCTGATCCGGGGGGTGTGATTCCAGCGGCAAATACGGATGGCATATTGCCGTTAAACGTGGAGTATGTGGCGGACAAGAACATACCTATATTGGGGCTGTTGGACGAGTTAGCGGAGCGTCGCACGGGTATATCGAAGGTGACGCAAGGGTTGGACCCAGCGGCATTATCGGAGAGTACGCAGTTTGTGGGCGCGAGTATTTTGAATGCGTCTCAAAAGAAGTTAAAGAACATTGTGCGTATCTTTGCTGAAACTGGCATTAAGTCTTTGTATTTAAAGACGCATGAGTTGCTTAGGAAGTATGCTAAAGATTCTATGATCTTGCGTGATTCGGGTAAGTATTACGAGGTTGATCCTAGGGAGTGGAGAAAGCGGAAGTCTTTTGACATTACGGTGGGCACGGGTCGGACGGACAAAGAGGCGAAGGTTTTGGCGTTGCAGGGTGTTTTATCGTTGCAGCAAAACATAGCGGCGCAGGGGTTGATGAACAATCCTCTGTTAACGCCTCAGCATTTGTACAGGACAATGTCGGAGTTGGTGACGTTGTCTGGTTTGGGTGATGTAGAAAAGTATTTTGCAAATCCTGATGAGTTTCAGCCTGCGCCACCGCCGCCTGAGCCTATGGATAAGGCGATGGACATTGAAGAGGGAAGAGTGGCGGCGGATGCGGCTTATAAGGCAGGATCGTTACAGGTTGAAGTCATGAAAACCCAAATCTCTCTTCAGAAGCTGAAGCTTGAGAAAGCTAAGTTATTGGTGGAGCAGGGAAAACAGGTTGCGCAGGAAGAGGCAAATCGTGCATTGATGATGGCAGAGCCGCCAGAGCAAGAGGAAGAAAAAAGTGAGGATTCTGAAAAAGAAAGCAATATGGAAAAGCAGATGGCATCTGTAAGTGAGGCTATTTCAAAGATTGGGGATGCTATTAAGGAGTTTTCGACTGCAAGTACGCAAAACACACAGAGTGCTTTATCTATGATACAGAAGCCAAAGCGCATTGTCCGTGAGAATGGTCGCGTTACGCGCATTGAAACAGAGTAGCCTTTTAAAATGTGGTCAAATCAGTATTGGGCAAAAACATACTGGGCAGGAAACTACTGGACACCGTCCATTACATCACCAAGCGTGCCTTCTATTGGTGGCGGCACATTGGAAGTCAGAAGAAAAAGACGATGGGAAAAAGAAAAAGAGGTTCTTAAATTTAATCTTCGCAAAATAGAAGATCAAGAGTTACAAAGCATTGGACAAAAAATCATTGCTTTTGAGCAGCCAAAGGTTAAAAAGGTTGTCAGAAAACTTATTGATTATTCTCAAAACATTGAAAAGTTTAAAGTTTTAGACTTAGAGATTAAGCGGCTAGAGAAAGCATTAAAAACGCAGCAAATCCTTGAGGCTAAAGAAAGGCAAAAGCAAAAGGAATTACAGGATGCTTTGATGGCACTTAAAGCTCTTTTAAAAGAAGATATGGAAATTATTGACATTTATTTGGAAATAGAACAAAAAGAAACAATGGCACTACTAAGTGCTATGAGAGTTATACTTTAGAAACGGATTGTATGGATTACGTTGCACTGTCAGATAAGGCTATGAAGGCAAGGGAATTGTTAGATTGCCCTGTGTTTAAGTCTATCCTTACGGATGCGCGGATGTCTCTTGTGGATCAGATGATGTCATCAAAGCCCGAAGAAACCGTCCTTAGAGAATCTTTTTATGCAAGAATCAAAGGCCTTGAATCAATTAACTTGATTCTTCAGGGAATTATTAATAAACATAACTTAAGCAAAGGCTAACATTATGTCCACAGATGCTTTTATTGAAGCTTACGAAAAAGTAAAGAGTGCAGAAGCTGCGGCTGTTGAGCCGGAAAAGGTTGTTGAGCCAGCAACCGAAGGGGTTTCTGCGGAAGAAAACAAAGAGCAAGACGTGGCTGCGGAATCTTCTGAAGCCACTGAAGAGGTTGTGGTTGAGGATTCTAGTCCTGATGATTTGATAGAGTTTCAGGTTGGTGAAGAAACGAAGAAGGTGCCCTTGTCTGAGTTGGTGGCATCTTATTCTGAGAAGCAGCAGCCTAAGGATGTTGGGTTGCCGCAGGATGTTTTGGACATGAAGCAGCAGCTAATTGAAAAGCTGGATGTGATGGAAAAAATCCTTTCTGATAATTCAGATGTTGGTGCGAGCCTTTCACAAATCAATGCGTTAATTCAGCAGGCGGCAGCGGAAGAAGATTGGACAGAGGTTGCCAAGTTGCAATATCAAAAGCAATCCATTGAAGACCAAGCCAAGGCACGGGGCGAAGCGTTGCGTAAAATCCGAGAGGAAAAGCAGCAAGAGTCGAATCAATACAACGAGGCTTTTTTCAGAGAGCAACATAAAATTTTAGAAAAACGCGCACCTGATTTGTTGAAAGATAATGGTTTACAAAAGGTTGCTGAGTTTGTATCCAAAACTTATGATGTTCCTCAAAACATTGTGGCAGAGATAATGGATGCTCGGTTTTTTGTGATGGCTAAAGATGCAATGTCATACAATGACATGAAAATGAAATCCTCGGAGGTTTTGAAACCTGTGAAAGAGGCACCTAAGGTGATAAAGCGTTCTGTTGGCAAGGTGACGGTTACGGACAGCGATATTAAGCAATCCAACATTCGCACGTTGCGGGCTAATATACGAAATGCGTCCAGCCAAGCAGAAAAGAACAACAATCTGGCGGGATTGTGGCTCGAAATGAAAAAATAAACTTTTAAAAGAAAGACAATCCAATGGCAATTACAGCAAATACAGTCGATTCCTATGTGGGTGCGGCTTCTAACCGAGAAGTTCTTATTGATGCTATTTATAACGTCAATATGATGCAATGTCCGTTTTTGACGGAGATTTGCAAAAGGACAACCACATCGGGAACAACCCATCAATGGCAAACAGTGACGCTTGGTTCCCCTGGGCCAAACGCTGCTATTGAAGGTGACGTTGCAGGTTCGTTACAAAACACTGTTTCTTTGCGTCCTAAAAACGTGACACAGATTTCCAGAATTTTCTTTGGTGTTTCTGGAACACAAGAAGTTGTCAGCAAGGCGGGAAATAAAAGTGAAGTTGCGAAACAAATGTCCTACGGATACCAAAGGCTTTTGCGCGACATGGAGTTTATTTTATCGCAAAATCAGGCTCCTGTTGATCCGGGTGCCACCAACACGGCAAGACAGCTTCGTCCTTTGGAAGGTTGGTATTCTACCAATGTGTCTCGTGGTGCTTCTGGTGCCAACGGGACGGCTTCGGCGGCAGCAACGGATGGAACGCAGCGTCCTTTTACAAGAACTTTGTTTGAGACCGTTCAGCAATCCATTTTTAACAATGCTGGCGCTGGTACCAAAACGGTTATGATGTCACCTGCTCAAAAGTTGGTGTTTGAGACTTTTGATTGGTATGCAACGGTTAAGCGTCAGGACACATCGGACGGGCGTTTAACGGCGGCACTTGAGATCATTGCAACCTCTTTTGGTGAAGTAAAGGTTGTTTTAAATGCGTTTTCTCGGTCGCGGACGGTTCACATTTTGGATAACGACATGTGGGAAGTTGCTTTTTTGCGTGAATTGCAAGATGAGGATTTGGGCAAAGATGGTGACAGTAATAAATACATGATTCTTGCAGAGTACACTTTGCAGGCCAGTAACGAGCGTGCCTCTGGCGTTATTGCAGACTTAAACTAAACACAAACGAAAGGTTCTTTTTATGGATAAGAAATCAATGAATCCTCCTGTTAAAGGTAATGTTGCACCTGTAACTACAGCAAGAAAGCGCGGTCAAGAAAGTATGTTTGCTAACAGCAAACCTAAACCGATGATTGACCCTAAGTTCAAAAAGAAGTGATGGAGAGGGGGGGAGGGTCTTCCCTCCCCTTTTTTTATATGGCAGAGATTATTCAAAGACAGGTTTTAAACGGCATCAAAACAGATTTGGTTCTGGATGGTGACGATATGCACGTTCATCGGTCTTATGTTGGCGATACGCAAAAAAAGATCAATGAATCGCGTCAGGAAGCCCGTGATGCAAGTAAACGGATTTGGCATGGAAATCAAGATGAGGTGCCCTTGTTTCGTTTGGATGAATTGGAAGTGGCTTTTATTCGCAAGCATTATGGGGATGATGTTATAAAAGACGTGCCTGAATTGATACGGATTGTTGAAAGGCATTTTCCACACACAAAAGTTTTTCATGGGAGTATGGTGTGACAATAAAACGCAGAGGGCGACGGCCTAAAATTGTTCAAAACCAAGATGGCGATCATGTTTTGGTAGAAAACAAAGAGACGTTGCAAGACACGTCAGACTCTGTTGATCCTTTTCAGGTTGATGAAAACGCCTTGCGGGACAATGATTTAGACTTTTCTTGCGTCAAAAACAAGAATGCGAGTGGCATGGATTTTTCTGGGACAGACTTTAGCGGGTATGATATTCGTGGGTTTGTGTTTAATCGGTGTAACTTCACGGGATGTGATTTTACTGGATCATGTTTGCAGGGTGTGGTTTTTAAGGATTGTATCTTAAAGGACATTGTCACGACAGATGCCGATATCAGATGGAGCAGTTTAGATGCCAGTTGCCATCAGTAGTTATTCAGAGTTGGTTGCAGCCATTCGTCGGTATTTTCCTCGCAGTGACGATATAACGGCGGATATTGATTTGGCTATAGCCTTGTTTGAAAACTATGTGGATACGTCGTTTTGGCCTCAGGAAAAGAAAAATGAAGTGTCGCTGTCGGTAACAGCGGGGTCATCTACGGTAACCTTGCCTTCGGATGTTTTGAGTGTTTATGATGCCACAATTTCTGGCAATCAGACGCTGCGGTCTGGGTCCTTAAAAGACATTCGGGAAGCGAGAATGACGGGATACTCTGGTAAACCAGAGGTTTATGCGGAAAAAATCACGCATAGCAACGCCTCAAATACGGATGTTATAACAAGCGCGTTAGAATTTTATCCCACCAGCGACTCGAACTATACGATGGATGTTGTGTATTGGATGAAACTGTTGCCATTAAGCAACACACAAACAACAAATTGGTTATTGAGGCTGGACCCATCTTTATATTTGTATGGGTCGTTAGCGCATATCCCGCCGCGATTTGGTGATGAGAATAAGATGGCGACGTGGCAGGGTATGTTTGATCGTCGTTCTTCGGCATGGTTTAGCCGTGAGACTGTAAGAAAGACAGTAAGTGAGCGTGTATTTAGGCGTCCAGCAGGTCTTATATGACGTTTACGGATATGATTCCTTTTGGCCCATGGCGGCCTGATATGGGGTCGTATAGGAACGATGGCAATCTTGTCATGGCTAAGAATGTGTTGATTCAAGGTACGGATTATGTGCCTTTTAAAACATTAAGTGAACAGACGGGTGCATTGCCCAGTGATGTGATTGGGGCGGCTCGATTTCAAACGCCTCGTGGTTTGCAGTATATTTTTGCTGGAACGAAGACAAATCTTTATCTGCTAACGGGATCAAATACATGGTCTGACGTGAGCGGAACAACGTACAATTCTGCGGCGATAGATTGGCGGTTTGATCTTTATGATGAAGTGGTTTTGGCGACAAACTTTGAGAATGTCCTTCAGCGATATGACACGACTGTAGGGGGGACGTTTGGGAATTTAGCGGGCAGTCCACCTCGGTGTCGGGATATTGCGGTATCCAATTCATTTTTGCTTGCCTTTAACCTTGTAGACGGTGGAACGGATCGTTACACCCGCCTGAGATGGTCAGCACAAGGCCTCATAACGGACTGGACTACCTCAGGGCTAGGGGCGGGCTTTAATGATGTTAGAGAGGACGTAGGAGGCACTGGGCAGCGTGTGATGGCCCTTAATGACTATGCGGTGTTGTTCTTTACGGATTCTATTTATCGGGTGGAATACATTGCCCAGCCGGCATCGTTTGGATTGCGGCCTTTGCCAAGGGGTCGTGGGACGTTAGCCCCCAATTCTCTTGTGAGGGATGGAAGTGTTATTTATTATTATGGAACAGATGGGTTTTATGCCTTTGACGGGACAAATTCTGTACCTATCGGGGAAAACAAGATTGATCGGTATTTTTATGATATTGTGGATTTTGGAAAGTTAAGAAGCATTCAGGGTGCCCGTGATCCTGTGACTAAGAATATCTTATGGAGTTTTGTGTCTATCAATTCTCCCAATGGGTATCCTGATATGATGATGTCTTATAACACGTCATTGCAGGAATGGACGGTCATTCAGTATCCTGTGCGGTTTTTGTTATCGTCGTACACGACAGCCCAAACGCTGGAGACGTTAGAGACGCTTTACGGGTCTATTGATAACATTCCTGGGTCTTTGGATGATCCGATTTATGCGGGGGGTTTGCGTGTGTTTGGTGGGTTTTCGTCAAACAACAAGTATGGGGCGTTTAGTGGTGCATCTTTGGAAGGTGAATTGCACACAGAGGATTTCCGGTTAAATAAGAATGGTCGGGCGCATTTAAGTGGCCTTCATGTGGTTACGGATGCAACGGTTATGGTGGCAACAAATCACAGAAACCTGCAGACAGAGATGCCAACGCAAACGTCGTTTGGTGCCATTAACACAATAACGGAAAACGTAAACTTTGATGTAATTGCGCGGTATATGCAGTTTGTCATTAAGTTATCGGGCACGTGGACACGGGCCAAGGGGTTTATGGTTGAGTTTAGACCTACGGGGAATGAATAATGGCCGTTAATACCTATGAACGTGTGCCCAAGGTTTACAATCCTGATGACATTGATCTGGTTAAAATGACGCGCATCTGGGATGGGATGATGGAGGGTCGCTTGAATGTAACGGGTGAGTTTACCGTTGCGCCGCATACCACGTCCACAACGGTTACAGATGCAAGAATGAGAGCAAATGCGTTAGTGTTTTGGGTTCCATTGACGGCACATGCAGCAGGACATACTGTAGATATGTACCTTGCGAGCAGGAATAATGGGTCTTTTGTTTTGACCCACGCATCAAAAAACCATACAGACATGAATTATGGATACATCATTATTGGGTAGTTATGGATGATTTTAAGATAAGACTAGCCGATGTAGAAGATTTTCCTTTGGTGGAAAGGCTTTGTTATCAGTTTTTTTCTGAGACCATGTATAAAGTGCTTGATTACAGTCAAGAAAATACACTAGAGATGATAAGGGACTGGCAATATATCCTTTTGATTGAAACAGGGGATGGTGTGCCAGTTGGGTTTTGTTCTCTCAATGTTTGTCATACGTATTATGTGCAGAAGGAAGGCGATGTGGACAAGTTTTACATTGTTCCTGAGTTTCGGGGCACGGTTGCATCCAGAATGTTAGCGGGTTCTGTTGTGAAGTTAGCTAAGGCTTTAGATGCAAAAATTGTGTATGCTTTATGTGGTTCTGGTATAAGTGAAAAAACAGATAGATTGTTTCATAACTTATGGGCAAAATTTGGCTTTAAAAAACTTGGCGTTTTAATGATGGGGTGATGTATGGGTGGTATTTTTAAAGGCAAAAAAGGGGTTAGCACCGCAACCACGACAACTTCCGCTCCTGCGTATTTAAATCCTCAGTTAGAGTTTTCGGCTGGGGAGGCGAGAAGGCTATACGATCAAGGGCCTCAGCAATTTTTCCCTGGTCAAACGTATGTAAGTTATTCGGACCCAACGCGCCAGGGCATTGATCTTTTGGGTCAGGCTGTTTCCCCTGAGGAAGAGGCGGCGACACGGGCACTGTACAATCAGGCTCAAGGTGGGTTATCGTCTACATCGAGAGCGGCTCAGGATCAGTTGCAGAGGACGTTGCAAGGCGATTATTTGGGCATTACGCCTGAATTGCAGAATTACATGGACGTGATTGCAAGGCGTTCTGAGCAATCTTATAACGAAAATGTGTTGCCGTCATTGAGGGCGGGTTATGGGCGTTCTGGGGCTTTTGGGGGATCGGATTTTCAGCAGGGTTTAGCGACATCGGGGCGGGATTTTTCGCGTGAACTTGCGGACAATCTTTCTGGTGTTGCGTTAAAAAATTATCAACAAGAGCGAGTAAATCAGCAAAATGCTTTAGGTCTTGCACCGACGTATGAGGAGTTGGCGTATAGTCCTGCTTTAATGGCGCAAAATGCGGGTTCAGCGTTGTCTGGCATTACGCAAAGACGAGCGCAGGGTCTTTTGTCTCAGGGACAGATGCTGGAAGAAGAAAAGCGTATGGCCCTTCAAGATCAGATGGATCGGTTTAATTTTGAACAAAATAAGGAACAAAATCGTTTATCGCAATTTAACCAAAATTTACAAACTGCGTATATTCCTGGTACGAATGTTACGTCAACGGCCACGCCCTATAAAAAAGGCAGTACTTTTGGCAAGTTAATGGGAGGTGCTTTGACATTGGGAGGTGCTTTTATGGGTGGTTCTGCGGGTGCTCAAGGTGGGCAACAATTAGGCAGTGTGTTTGGTGGTGAGGACAGTACGGCGCAACAAGCGTATTCACCAGGTGGTTTGGTCAATTATAACTATACGCAACCTCAAACATCTTCTGGCAGTTTGTGGGGTTCGTTATTTGGTGGTGGTGGTCAAAAGGCTCCAACGTCTATGGGTGGCTGGTATGGTTCAAGAGGATTTTTGGGGTAGATTATGGCAATGATTCCTTCTTATCAGGATATGTTGGCACAGGCGTTGCAGCAGCAGCCCCAACAGCAGCAATCCATGGGTCAATCTCAGCAAAGCAAATCCATTTTTAACAATCCTGCTTTTGGCAATTCGTTGATGAAAATGGGATTAACCATGCTAACGGATAGCGAGCAAGGCTATAGTCTTGGGGAAAGCATAGGCCGTGGTGGCCTTGCTTTTATGGATGAAAGACGAAAGCAAGAGGAATTGCAAAGGGAAGAGCAAAAGCAAAATGCTATTTTAGCACGTCAGCAGCTTCAAGATAATTTACAAAGACTGAACCTTCAACGCGAGGCCATGACATATGATACGGCGGCTCAAGCAGCGCAGAATTTGCCAGAACAATATCGTTTATCGGCGACTGTGGACCCTTTAGGCACTATTAAACAGCAGATGACCGATAGAATCAATGCGCAGGATGCCGAACGTAAATTTGCCCAACAAGTTCAGTTGCAGAATATGCAATACGGCAATCAGAGGGCTTTGGAAGAATATAAAGCCCGTCAGGGTGGTGGTATGGGGGATATGCCAGCAGCCGTTAAAGAGTGGCTGGTTTATCAAAACATGACTCCAGAGCAAAAAGAAGCTTATATAAATATGAAACGTTCTAGTCCTTCGGACATGTATGAAAATGCTTATGCTAGATCTATGGGTACAGAACAAGGTAAATTGCAACTGGATGCTCCTACCATTGAGTTAAACTCTAATTACTTACTAGACACCATTCAAAGACTTGAAAATTCAGAAGGGTTTGATGCAATTTTTGGTGCACCTTCTCTTGGAAAGGCTTTACAGGGTGGAACGGGTGCTGGTCCGTCTCTTCCATGGGGGCCTGCTGCAAATGCAAAAAACCTTCGAGATCAAATTGAAAATCAATCTTTTCTTGAAATGTATGATCGTCTGCGTGGAGCAGGTAACATTGCGACTGTTGAGGGTGAGAGAGGATCGCAGGCTTTTATAAACCTAAAATCTGCCCAAGATCCTAAACAGGCAAGAGAAAGTTTAAAAATTATTAAAGATGTTATTAAAAAAGGCCAAGAAAATCTAAAGAAAAAACTTAATACACAACCTCAACTTCCTGGGTCATCACCTCAATGGAGTATGCCTCCTGTAATTGGGGGCCAGTGATGCCTAAGTTTCAAGTAAAGGGCCCTGATGGTCAGTTTTATGAGATCAATGGTCCAGAGGGTGCAACCCAGCAGCAAGCGGAAGAGTATTTCCGTCAAAATTATAAGCCATCTTATTATGAACCATCCCAACAGATGCCACAGCAGCCTGTTGGCCTTGCTGAAGAAATGCAAAAGCCTGCTTATCAAGAACAGGGTCGGCTGGCTGCGGGCATGAGAAGTTTTGTTAATGAAGCAACACTTGGCCTTGGAAGAGATGCCATTGCGGCGTTTAGAGCGGCACCTGCGTTGTTTACGGAAGGCAAAGATTTTTTACCAGAATACGAACGGCAAGCTGCTTTTGAAAAGGCACAGTTGGCAGGTGGTGAAAAAGAGTATGGAACCACAACCGCTTTGTCTGGTTTGGCTGGTGGTGTTGCTACATCCATAGCAGCAACACCTGCTCGTGTGGCTGGATGGATTAACAAGAGTGCGCCGTTTTTGGAACGTGCAGCAAAGTATGCTCTGGTAAGTGCGCCCGTGGAAGCCTTTAGAGCCACACAGAACTTGCAGGAAGGTGAAACGGTGCCACAAGCTGCCCAGCGTGGCCTTGAGACGGCTGCTATTGCTGGTCCTCTTGGTGCCACATTAGAAAAGGGTGTGGGTGCCGTTACAAATGTAGGCAGGGCCCTTGTAGGTGGTGCCAAGAAAGGCCCCATCACAGAGGCAGAAAAGGTCATAGAGGCAGGCAAAGAAGCCAACATACCCATTAGGACCACAAGTGTGTTTCCCCCTCAATCTTGGGCTGGAAAAAAACTTGAAGCGGCATCTGATATTGTTCCTCTTGTTGGTACGGGTGGCGGTTTGGTTAAAACACAAGAAGCCAGACAAAAAACAGCGGAAGATTTTGTGCGTCAATATGTTCCTGAAGCAGAATCCAATTCTGCTTGGTTACAAGATATAACCACACAGGTTAAAGACAAACACGGCAAAATGATAGAAAAGTTTGATAACCTTAAAAACCGTGTTTTGCAAAGACCAAAATACAATACAGCAGAAGAGTTAATTGGTAATTCCAAGACAATTTCTAACAAAGTGTATAAATATCAAAAAGATATTGTAGATTTAGAAAATGAATTGAATGCCACGCCTTCAACAACTGTGGACGGTGTTCCAATAGATGTTGCAAAGAAAAATCGTATTTCAAATGAAATCTCGAAAAAAAAAGCAAATCTTCAAAAATTACAAAACCAGATGGATACAATCGCTGGTCAAGAAATATCTATTCCCACACCAAAATTGACAGAGGCCATTGATAAAAAGTTAGCTGAAATACAGCCTAATTATGAAACAGAAATGAAAAGAGGTCCTGGTCAATTTTCTAAAATGAGAGAAGAACTTCTCGGAATGCGAGCGCAAGCGGCAGAAAACAAAGGGCTGAATGCTTTAGAAAATGTCAGGGATACATACAGTAAAAAGTTTGTGGCCAACGATCCAGGTGCGCTTGATTTTGAAAACCTATTTTATCCTTCCTTAAAAGAGGATATGGGAAACTTTTTAAAATCCAAAAGTCCTGCGGATTATAAAAAATGGCAAATTGGCAATCAAGAATTGCAAACCCTTGGCAAAGAGGTCAAAAAAACGTCTTTATCCAGCATTATGAATAAAGGAGACATTGTCCCTGAATCTGCTAAAAATATCTTATTAAGTAAAAATGCAAGTGAAGTAGAAATTCTTGCTAAGTATCTTGATAATAAAGGAAAGCAGAGTGCAAAAAGTGTTATTGTGGAAGACATGATGGCGCGTTCAAAACTCAAAGGTGAAGAGAGCATTGATCCTGATAAATTTCTTGAGTCTTTGTCCCAAAGGCAAAATCAGATCAAAACATTTTTTTCTAAGCAAGAACAGGATGCCATTGAAGGGTTAAAACGTGCATTGCAGGCGACAAAACGTTCTGGGAAATATGCAAAGTCAACGCCATTGCAAATGGGTGTTGGAACACTTGGTGCAGCAGGTTTTGGTAGTCTTTTACCAGGTCTAACACAGTCTTTAATGGGTGTGGCAGGTGCAGTGGCAGTGGGTGGTCGTATTTATCAAAGCAAAGCAATGCGCGATACGTTGGTAGCTCTTGGCAGGGTAAAACAGAACTCAACGGCTGAACAGCGTTTGATTGATAAACTTATCAGTTTACAAGCGGGTCAGGCAACGGCTAGAGAAATCACAGGAGAGTAAATAATGCCGATTAAGGATTACAGCACAACAGCGGCCAACAACACTCTAACGCCTCCTAACGGGGCACCAGAGGGCATGGCGGCGGGTTTGGTGAACAATACCATGCGTCAACTGATGGCAGACACACGTTCGTTTTACGAAAGCGGTGGATGGTGTGATTTAGGCCACGTTCCTACCTACGTTAGTGCCACATCGTTCACGATTCCTACGGACGTGACGGCATTTTATGGTGTGGGTCGTCGTATCCGCATGTATGGTGCAATTATGGGCACGTTTTACGGGTATGTGGCTTCTAGTGCGTATTCTTCTCCCAATACGACGGTGACGGTTGTTTTGGATAGTGGGACTTTGACAAGCAATCTATCGCGGGTTGAGATTAATTTTTTAGATCAATTTGCAATGAATATTAGAGATGGGGCTGTTACTAATACAAAACTGGCTGATGGTTCTGTGACGCCATCAAAATTATCTACAAATGGTCCTTATTGGGATTCTTCTGGAAGCGTGGGAATAGGTACAACATCGCCAAGTGCAAAATTAGATGTCCGTGGATTCAGTGAATTTGGGAGATACGGCGGGGTTTCACAAGGTGTGCGTATTGGAAATAATAACGATTCTGCTATTTCTCAAACAGCCTCGTTTATTGATTTTTCAAACAATTTATCCACAGTAGATAGTAGCTTCATTAGTGTTCATCAAACCAATGGCGGTTCCAGATTTGAATTTTATACAACACCTAGTGGTTCTCGATCTATGGATCGTCGTGTTTTAAGAATGGCGATAACTGATGATGGCTCTAAAAGAAGTGCTATACCTGTTGTTTCAACGTTACTTTATCCAGAATACGCTTGTCGAGCATGGGTTAATTTTAACGGGACAGGCACAGTAACAATTCGTTCTAGCGGCAATGTGTCTAGTGTTACGGATTTTGGTACTGGAAGTTATGGAATTAATTTATCAGAAGCCATGCCTGATATAAATTATAGTATTAGTTTAAGCGTAGGCAGGGGTACAGGTGATTTACTGTCAAATTGTATTAATGTTACAGACGGGACTGTAACAACGTCGGCATTTAGTGTTGTGCTTAGAAGCACTAATGCAACACTTGAAGATAAAGGTCTGGTTTATGCAGCAATTTTTAGATAGGAGACATTAATGAACCAATGCATTATTTATAAAAAAGACGAAGGTGGTATTGCTGTGATTTATCCAACAGAAGAAGCTTTGTCTGTTTATGGAATACAAGCGATTGCTCTAAAAGATGTTCCTGAAGGGAAATCTTTTAAAATAATCGATATTCAAGATTTGCCCGATCGTAGTACAAGAAATTATTGGGATGTCGATGTTAATCTTTTAACAGATGGAATTGGTGCTGAAAGCAATAATTTTCCTGAAAATGGTGGTTTATGACAATTATCACAATTAATAATAGCCTTTACAAGCCTCCTATTTCAACCATCACAGCCACGCAGATGCTAATTGTGTTGCAGGCCATGGGCTTTATAACGGAGGCAGAGGCCACGGATAGAACGATATTTCCAACGGCGTTTAGTGCTTTGCTTAGTGGCACGGCGGCAGAGAATGCGGCCATTAAAATACGTTGGGCAAATTTGACGACTGTGGAAAGAAACGATCCTCTTGTTTCGGCATTCGGGTCTTTGCTTTCGCTAACAAGTGAACAGATTGATGGCATGTTTATTCAAGCAGCCACAATATGAGTTTATTGTCCCTTATCCTTGAGACATTAAAAACACCAGACGATCAAAAACTTGATTGGTATGGCTGGGTGACTAACCAGACAGGGCATTTTACCATAGGTGTTCTTATCACTTGTATTGCCATACAAGTATTGCCTTTGTATTTCAGTATTCTTCCTGCTGTTGTTTTTGCTGGATTAAAAGAAAGCGCGGATT